ATGAATATCTCAGTCAGATTACGTGGCAAGGTTTGGCAGGCAAGGGTGAGGTACCGTGGAGCAGATGGGCTTATTCATGAGAAGCATCATTCTTTGAGTGCTCCATCGGATAAAACTGGTCGAGGCAAAAAGACCGCCATGCTTGAAGCTGAGAAATGGGTTAAGGATGCGGGTTTTGTTGAGGTTGTAGAACAGAGTCAAGCAACAAGGCTTGATTGTTCGGCGTACGCATATTGTCTCAATTACTTTAAGAGTCTTGTTGCTACGCAACAAATAGAACGGCGTACTTATACGTCTTACAAGAACAGTATCCGATACATAGATCTCTTCTTTGGTGAGAAACGCTTACAGGACATTACAATCACAGACGTCGAGATGTATGTGTCCTGGCTTTATGACTCAAACTACTCAGCGAACACCATCAAGAAAGCTTTCAATGGATTACGGCAATGTACCCGTCATGCTGTTGCCATTAGAGATCTGCAATATGACCCTTGTGCGTCAATTAAAGCCCCCAGGGGCCAGCTTGCGCCGCCAAATCCTCTGGATGAGCCTTCCCGTAGAAAGCTCCAAGTTATGCTTGCCGCTTTAGAGCTGTCTCCTATGGTCATTGCAGTGTATTTATCGTACTTTACTGGTATGAGACGTGAGGAATGCTGCGGGCTTCAGTGGAAGGATATAAAGCTCAAAGCTGAGGACGTCACAGCACACCTCAGCCGCGCTATCTCATATGATGGCGGCAAAACCTACATCAAAGGCTTGAAGAACGGTAAAACAAGAACGGTACCTGTCCCAGCTCCGCTTGTAGACATTCTTAAGCAGTGGCGCACCAAGTACATTGAAGACTGTATGCTGATGGGAATTGTGTTTAATGAAGAAATGTATGTCCTTGGAGACTTCTCAGGCGAGTATCTTAGGCCAGAGCGAGTAACCGCTTGGTGGAAGAGTCACTCGGAAGAATGGGGGCTTCTGGGAACGCAGGGGAGACGGCCAGTCTTTCATGATCTGCGACATACCTATGCAACGATTGCAGTTAGGACCATGGACATCAAGAGTGCTCAAGATATTCTTGGCCATAGTGACATTAATATGACGATGCGTTATGCAGATACAGATTTAGAGCAGATTCAAAAGGCAGGAAAAATCATTGGAGAAGCTCTTAACGACGCACATAAAGACGGCGCGGAAGTACTTCAACTTAGGAGAGCGATATAAAAAGAGGAGCTTATTGCTCCTCTTATTTGCTCCAACGTTTTGAAATTACTTCGTAGGTTATTCCAATTCGTTTTATTGTCATACAAGTTACAAGAACAAGATTTAATGAAAGGGCTATTGCTAAACCCGCGAATAGATTCCCTATCAATACGCTATATGTTGATACAAGAGGTCTTACAACTATAAATGCCGCTGAAGTGAAGCCAACGACGACAGCCCAAAGAGTACAATAAAAAATCTCATCGATTACTTTTAACTCTCTTCCTTCAGGTTTAATTTCTTTTTGTGCGATTAATTGCATTCTGAGCTGGTAAACCATTACAACGACCGCAAAAATTAATGAAGAGGTAATCGATACCCATGTTAGGAGACCCTGGAGAGCTTCATTGAGAGAATCATGAAGCTTATTTGCATTGATGGTGATTACAACAGCAACGATAAGCGGTGTAATAATTTGAAGGAAAACGTCAGATTTAGATATCTTTTTTTCGTGACCTTGGTGGAGCGACGCAATATAGTTTTTGACCACATAATATAAACTAATTTTGCTCATTTCTCCTCCTTGTGTCGAACATTCGTTCTTTGTTGTTATTATTCTACAACATTGAGCAACCTAACCTATTTGAAATGTCTTCCACCTTTTCTGCGCATCTTTTAACAAATTCATCATCACTTAAAGGTCTATCACCATTGCAGTTCAATAGCTCAACGATTCTCATATCAAAATCATCATTCAGTTTGAATTTCTTTGTTCGTCCAACGTTATTTTTTATTTGGACCTCAACAACAGTGTCCTCGTCGTCAAAAAGACTTTCTTCATATCCGACCAATGTTTTTCTTCTTGAGTCAATAGATCTAATCGCGTCGAGTATCTCCATTGGAAATGGTCTGTTCTTTTTATGTCCATACGTCAACATGACATAGTCGCTTTCTTTAATTAAGCTTTCAGATATGTCATTTTGTTTGATGTAATGTTTGATAGAAATTTGCTCGACAGATTTAAATGCGTCTTCTGCTTCTTTTTCTGTAACTGCTTCATATTTCATAGTTACGTGTGGAGCGGCTTGTCTTAGGTAGTTCGCAAATTCTCGTGGAACAATGGTATCTCCAGCAGATGATAAAGCATGTTCAACGCAAAGGATTGCATATGTATCACCCGTGTTTTCAACGGATAAATAAACGCGAGTTCCGACTAATGCCGCTTGTTCGGCGTTAATGTTTCCTACATTTTTATCAGTAGATGGCTCATAGATAACACGATCTTCGCCAGCAAGGCCAGATTCAATTGACGCGAGAATATATTTTTCTGAGGCAATTTCAATCTTATGAAATTTAAAAACTTTAACGTTTTCATTTTCTAATTTTGGAGTGATTCTGGAATTGAGAAATTTTGAGAAGTGCGTAAGGATGTCTGACCCATCTAAATCGTATATGCTACAGACTTCATCAGGGTGCCTTCTCTTGTTGAACATAAATTTGTAAACAACAAGAGTTCTTTCAGCATAAACAGCCATTTCCCAAACCCTTTCACAATTCTTATCTATCGCTGTCACTAAGAGAAAACGTACGTTTCTAAGAAACAAACAATTAGTAATAAAGCGACATCTTAGCTTTGTTTTAACATTTCAAGTATTTGTTGCTCACTTATAATTTGGATACCAGTCCGGTCAGCGTACTTCCTAGCTGTTTTAATTTTTTTCGTTTCACAACCAGAGCAATCAATTAAATAGTTAGTTTTAAGCGTTACATTCTCACTTAAGGTTGCTCCATTTGCTATTAGCATTTTTAGAAAATCGCTTTTAGGCATACAGCACGGAACACCTGTCAAGCAAAAGACAGTTCCAGAAAGCTTTGTGCTTGCGGTGTTTTTATCGTTGTATTTCTCAATGCATTTTACGTTTTCCGTTGTTGCTATAGCAATTTCTCTCATCTTTTCGTAGATGCCATAAGTCATATAGCAGTCTGCGAGAGCCCTGTGAGCTTTACCGTGCTGTTTGACGTTAAGTCTTTTGGCAATATTTACCAGTTTGTACGGTGGCTCTAAGATTTGTCTAGCAAATTTGTATGTGTCATACCAAACATAATCGCATAAAAAGTTGCGTCTAAAGAAATTCTCCTCGAGAACAATCGCGTCATATCTAAGAGAGTTATGACCGATTAGGGGTAATCCTTTAACAAACTCATCAAACTGCGGGATAACTCTATCGAGTGTTGGTGCGTTCTTTACCATGTGGTTAGTGATGTGGTTGATTGCAGTTGCTCCAGACGGTATCTCTCTTGGAGGATGAATAAGCGAACTAAATTCCTCAGTAACTTTCCCGTCTATTACTTTAAGAGCAGCAATTTCAATAATTTCGCAATAATGGACATCTAACCCTGTTGTTTCAAGATCTACTACTACATATGATTCAGGATATTTTGAGACATCAAAATCTGTCCAGCGTGTTCTTTTTAGAGGGACATTACTTGGTTTAGTTTTAACTTTTGGTGCTTGAGGAGATACAGGCAATGGGATATTTTGTGCACCAGCAGGAGGTGTTGGGTAAAAACCATTTGTCGAATTTTGTATTTTCTTATGGCGCTTCTTGAAAAGCAGAAATACAACCACGAGAAACACTAGATACCAGAAAGCCATACATTCTCCTAAATGTTCTACCGCCAACTCTCGTACAAACTGACTTTTTGTCCGGTATTGGCTCTAGAGTAGAACACGTGTTCTTTGATAATTAAACAATTATTGAGAGCCTTTGCGCATGATATCCGCTGCTTCTTGCATCTTTTTAGCAGCTGCATTGTACGCTTCCTCTTTTGCTTTTATTGAGTCATTGGTTTCCCAACCAGCAAGCTCATCAATAGAGCAGTTAAGTGCCTTACATACGCGCAGGGCATCACCAAGTGTTATTTCTGTTGTACCGCGTTCCCAATTACCTACTATTTTTTGTGTTGAACCAATAAGATCTGCCAGTTGGCCTATTGTTAAACCTTTTGACTTTCTAATAGAGCGTAATTGCAGATTGTAAGCCGACATAAGAATTACCTCCTTTAACTGGAGATATTACACTATTCCGAAAAAAAATCCAAATATTGGAAAAAACTTCTTGACTATCCAAAATTTGTCTTTACACTATGGATTGTCCCAATTATGGACATTATGAAGCTTGAAAACTAGATAGTGGTAGTTCCACATCGTTTTTATTCATCTTTTATAAGAAAGGAGATATATGACAAGTATTAATCTTGCTGAAAATATTAGAGTTAATCGCGCTCGTAAACGTTTGACTCAGAAAGACCTCGCAGACCGTGCCGGAGTTGCTATTGCGACTATTGGCAAACTGGAAAGAGGCATTCAATCTGAAGAGGAAACTGAGCTTCGTACTGTCATTAAACTTGCCACAGCTTTAGATATTAGTCCTAGCAAGTTAGTTGGTTGGTAGATTATGCCAATTCCTCAAAATACTGGCTCAGCTTGGTCATACCACTGGGAGCCTAAAGCCACGCATGAGCTCGAACCAGAAAAGGCTAAACCGCCTCACACAACAATATCGCGTATTAAGAAAGCATCACTCATAAAGAGTTGCTTTAACGATGCTTATTACGCTAGGGAAGACAGTGGAAATCTTTGGTTTCTTGGTAGTTTTGAAACGGATAAAGAAGCAAATGAAGCCTTAAAAAGGTGGGCAAAATGTCATTAGAAAAAGTAGCTGTTTTTTGTATGGGACTTAAATCATTCATTAGAAAACATCCAATCCGTATGCTTTCGTGTTTGGTGTCTGTTCTATCACTTATGTTTTCAGTTTACTGCATTTTTGCCTGCTCAAAGATGACAAGCGTCGTTGGCTTGTGCACCGCAGTGTTTGCCCTTTGCTTCGCAGGTCTTATTTATTAACAAGATAAAAGTGCCCTCCTCACGGGGCAACGTGGGAGAGCGTGTCCAAAAAACAGTAGAAAGGCTGATTACATGGACAATCTAAGTATACAGGTTTTTAGTTCTCAAGAATTTGGAGAACTCAGAGCCCTTAAAGGATCTGATGGCGAGCCTTGGTTTGTCGCTAAAGATGTTTGTGATGTTTTAGAGATCAGAACCGATACAATTCGCAGAATTTTAGACGATGATGAAGTTGACGAAACGAACCCCAATACTATTGGGGTTGCTGGCGGACGAAACCCGCTCATCGTTTCTGAAGCTGGTCTTTACAATCTCGTTTTGCGCAGTCGAAAGCCAGAAGCTCGTGAGTTTAAGCGCTGGGTCACGCATGAAATTCTTCCATCCATCCGACGATCTGGTGGTTACATTGCCACGGATGGCTCTGAAAGCAATGAAGACCTTCTTGCTCGTGCGGTCCTAGTCGCAAACGAAGCTATCCAGCGTAAGGATGCGCAGCTTAAAGAGCAGCAGCGTCAGCTCTATGAGAAGGATACGACCATCATCGAGCAGGGTACCAGAATTGATGAGCTCGCGCCAAAAGCTGGCGTTTACGACACGGTTATTAGTGCCAAAGGCACAATGACAATCACGGACGCTGCACGCTATCTAGCACAATACGACCCTCTCATGAACCGAAAACGTCTTTTCGCACTTCTCCGTGCTGATGGAATGATTTGCCAGGGGAGCAATGCTCCAACAAAGCGAGGAATTGAGACAGGCAGATTCGTGCAGATCATGAGCACCCGTCGAGACGGTAAATCAAATGAGCCTTATGCCAGGATGACGCAGAAAGGCTTCGACTGGTGCGTTAATGCTTACTGTACAGCTCCACTCATCGATTAGCTCTTATGGAGAGCTTGCGAAACACTGAGCTTATAACCGTTGAACAGGCTTCTCAACTATTAGGCATACCCGTTTCCACGATGCGCAAGATGTGCGCTCGAGGGGAGGTGTATGCCAAGAAAGCCGGTAAACGATGGCTCATTAATAAACGGATTCTCTTAAGCCTCTATGGCTTGCATTCTAAGGAATAACTCATGAAAAAAAGAATAATTCTTGTGGCTTTGCTGCCCTTGCTGGTCTACTTCACAGCTGACTGCTTGGGCATTTTTGAGCCGCACAACGTGGCATATCTAATGGCTTTTAGATATGCCTTAATCGCATATGGACTTGTTGGAGCGTTTGCATCATGGCTCAAAGATAAAGAGAAAGAGGTTTGCAATGCTGACTAGACAGGAACGTCAAGGAATTGCAGATAGAGCCAAAGCATACAAGAAAGGAGGAGAAGAGCTTAGCTGGGACCAATTTTCATACGTTCTTCTAGGCATTCAAAGCTGGAGAAGTGACGAGGAACTCTTAGACCGCATTGTTGAGCTTTGTAATGTAGCAATTAAAGCTGAGTCTTCTCATGAGTTAACTGTCGATGAACTGTATTTGCGAGCCTTAGAAGCAAAGTACAAATGCTTGGCTTTAATTAAATCGAAGGACGTTTTGTCAATCATAGATATGTCTAACAAGTGCCATGAAGATTTTGATGCAGCAATTTCGCATTACAAAGAACTAGTTGAGAAGGAGCAGCAATGCTGACTAAAAAAGAGCGTGCAGAAATCGCTGAGAGGGCGGCGTCTTTTAACAAATCCTATCTTCGCTATACGGATATCTACAAATGCTTGCTCGGCGAATATCCACAAGGCAACACATCAATTGAAGAGGATGACAAAGCAATCCTAGACCGTCTAAACGACTTATGCGACACGTCTAATATGACTGAACTACCGATTGATAAAGACGGTGAAGTTATCCATATTGGTGACATGGTGGACAACGTGGCAGATGGCAAAATACACAGAGTCAGAGGTTATGAATTCAGACCTGATGGTTGCTCCGTTCTTCTTGCTAGCGATAGAAGCCACATTTGGACGTATTCTCGACCTAATGTGCTTGTCCACAAAAAGCCAGTAACAATCGCGTCACTAGCCGAACATCTTAGGGACATTTTAGAAACCGTTGAAGGTATGAATGATTCGGCATACATAGAACTCTCTAACCTCGCAGATAACCTTGAATTACTAGGTGATAGCGATGACTAGCCGCAAAGAGATTGCAGTAAGGCTGCGGGAATTGCGGCACAAGACCTACTACCGCGAAGAGATTGTCGAGAGCATCTGTGATGTCATCAGCATCGCGGACCCCGTGAACACGTTTCGCGAGCCGGAGGACATCTATAATCTGCTCGCAAACCTCATAGACCCTGCATGTAAGCCGGTTGAAGCTGGCAACAACATCGTCTGTTCCGAGTGCGGAGCCGACCTGTATGACGATGACTTGTATTGCCCTCATTGCGGAGCAAGGGTGGTGCGCGATGACGGATAAGTTGCCACCAGCGCTAGATGTAGCCTGTGGGGCACGTAGTTTTTACTTTGATAAAGATGACGAACGCGTACTTAAATGTGATGCACATCCAAGACATCTCACGTTATGTGATGGACGCACGCTCGATGTCAGTCCAGATATAGTGGCTGACTTCCGGGAGTTACCTTACCCGGATAAAAGCTTTAGCCTCGTTATCTTTGACCCACCGCATTTAGACGTTGGCGCAGGATGGCAGGTAGACAAGTACGGCAAGCTTGATTCAGACAGCTGGCATGAGGACTTGGCCAAAGGTTTTAGCGAGTGTTTGCGTGTACTCAAACCCCATGGTGTTCTCGTCTTTAAGTGGTACGAATATCACATTCCACTTAAGGATGTACTGGCACTCTGCCCGGCAAAGCCAATCATCGGTAACCGACGCCCTAAAGCCTCTAAGACGCACTGGGTGTTGTTTATGAGAGAGCCAGAGACGCTAGAGCAAGCCGCTAAACCGGCAGATGGCTATATCGACAATTCAATACTTGCACTAGCAACGTAAGGATCAACGATGAATAACCAAGAAAAGGAGACAAAGTATGATTCCGTATTTAACCATACCTCAAAGAATTCTTGCGTGGTTTCTCTGGCACATCGAGGCTAAACATGGCTGGGGAGGTGGCTTTGATGCTGATGACCCGGAAGGTCCTAAGTGGCTCTTTGGAACCCATTTTGCCTATGGAGGACCGCTATATACCTACTCACTTTTATATAACTACTGGCAACTGAAATGCGCAAGAGCCGCAAAGAGAGGGAAGCGAGAGTGAGCAAACAGAAACAGATACAAGCTAAAAAATTAAGGAGTAGTAATGGATCCTGTAGATACTTCTTTTGATGTCATTGAGCGTTATGCTTTATTGGCATATATAAGTAACGGAAAATTTCTCGGCGGGGATATTAAAGACAAGCGAGTGTACTTGTCAGGGCCAATTACTAACACAAAGAACTACAAAGGTTTGTTTATGTTTGCTGAAGCTCTCGTCGACTTTGGAGAAGCTGAGCAGATCTATAATCCCGCTACGCAGATTCCTGCAAGTTCTAGCTGGGAACACGCAATGGCTCAATGTCTTTCAGAAATTACTAATTATGACACGATAGTGATGTTGCCCGGCTGGAATGTCTCTCGTGGAGCAAGACTTGAGCGTGATATTGCACTTGCCTGTGGAATGCGGGTTCTTGAACTCAGTGAAAACAAGATTATTAATGGCCTTTATAACTCGCTTAAAGAGACTCTTGAAAAATTCTTGTAAGTCATCTTACTAATAGAAAGGAGGCTCATATGAGTGCCGCAGATATTGTTGTCCTAGTCTTTTGCATTCTCGCTGGTATTGCTTTTGCTTTTAGCGATTAAATTTTTATTTATTTTTAATTCCCTATTTTCAAAACCAAATAGAAAGGCTTTAACCATGAAGAAGATTCTTCAATGGCTGGCTGTTACTGTCTTTGCAGTGCTGGTATGTGTTCCGGCACTCGCACAAGCACAAACCGTGCCGACCACAATTACAGGCTTTAGAGTTACTGATAAAAACAGGCAGGACTTAACCTCTGCGTTCACGAACCAAGACATCTACTTGACGGCTTCTTGGAGCGCAACGGGTGAGGTACACGAGGGTGACACGTTCTCGCTGGCTATCCCAGATATTCTCGACTTCCCTGCAACGAACGCAGCGAGCTTCAACATTTACGCGCCAGACGGTGCTGTCATGGCAACCGCACAAGTAACACCCGGACGCGTCACAATCACCTACACGTCATGGGTTGAGGGTAAAGACCATGTTCGAGGCACGCTTTGGCTTGCTGCACACGTCAAAGGCGACGCAGCAGCAGGAACAACAACTCTAAGGCTCATTGATGAAGCCACGGGACAGGTTGTCGAGACCAGCTTCGAGACGCAGCATTACGGCACCATCCAGCACGAAGTCATTGCAAAATGGAGTGTTAAAACCGACCACGGCACGGTCGAATGGTCAGTCAGACTCAACCACGCAGCGGAGTCACTTACTAACGTTGTACTAGAGGATACAGCGCAAGAAGGTACACGCATTATTCCTGGCTCATTCCGCTTATACCGTGTCCACATGGACGCATACAGCAACATTGACCCTGCAAGCTGGGTGCGTATCAACGTTCCCGAGCCAGTAATCAACGGTAGCGGCTTCACGTGGGACTTGAGCGGCGTTGACTTCCAAGGCAACCAGTACTTCATGTATTACGAGACTGAAGGTACAGAGACGACCTCGAACGCAATTCAGCTAAAGAGCCGCGAGACTACGCAGGGCTCACGCTATCAATACGTCAATCAAGACAGTGGCGGCAACGGTAACGGGGATAACCGACCACAACCAACTGAGCCGGAGACTCCACCTACTCCAGAGCCTAATCCAGAGCCACAGCCACAGCTAACGCCACAGGATAGCGAACCCGAACCACAGCCAGAGCCAGAGCCAGCTAAGCCAGTGAAGAAGACTAAGAAAAAGGCTGTACTACCCGCAACTGGTGACTTTAACGAGACACCTGCACTTGTATATACAGTGCTCATTGCTGCATTTATATGTCTTGCGACCTATTTGGGCGCAATGTTGAAGTGGGTGGATAAACACTAATGATTACCGAAGTAGAAGATAGAGAGCGTCTCGAGAAGATGACGATGAAGGAAATCAAGGCAGTTGCTAATGATGAAGGTATTTGCCTGGGATATGACGGCTCAAGAAAAGAGAATGCGATTGGCTTGATTCTTGAGTGGCGGCGCTTTAAAGGCTGCTATATGAAGAGGTACTAATGAAAAAACGACTACGTATTGCAGACTTGAAATTTATTCGTGATCTGGTTGCCGAAGTATATAACAGTCAGAGCGATATGCGGCGAGCTCTTACGAGTAACGATTTAGCTGCTGTCCTAAGAGAGATTAACTTGTCAGATAAGCAATTAACGACATTGTTATGTACCCTTAACAAGCTCGTTGAATACTTCAAAGATGACGAATATCTGCAAGGCGGTTACTAATGAATCGCTCGATAAAAGTTCGACTTAATTCGAACGGCATTTGGTGCTGCCGACTTTACTTGGGAAGGAATCTAAACGGCAAAATCATTCAGCCTTATGCAAGTTTTCCTGCAGCAAAGACACAGAAAGAAGCTGAAGAATTAGCCAATATGTGGGCTTCACATATTACGTCTGACGGTAAAGTTAAAAGTACTCAGCTTACTGACTTGCTTCTTGAATACGTGTCGATTAAGCGTAGGAACGGCGCGAGTCCTAACACTACAAGGCAGCATGAAGGCTTCATTAGAAACCATATCAATGGAAGGCTTGGCAAAGAGGACGTAAGGAGTGTTACGTCCTCTTTACTTACCTCTTTTGAACAGGATCTGTTGAAGAAGGGACTGTCTCGAAATAGTGTAATTAACCTGCATCAGTTCTTGAGAGGTGCGTACAATTACTTTGTTTCCGCTGGAATATGCGACTATAACCCACTTATTAATGTAGCTAAACCGTCCAGGGAAGTACATGAGGCAGTATCCATTGAAGAATGGGGATTTGCTGGAATAAGCGCCCTTATTAATTCCAGAATTACCACAGCCATTCAAGAGAATGAGTTTAATTCCCGTGTTGTTTGTGCCTTTGCTGCTTGGCTGTCTTTAGTAACTGGTATGCGTTGCGGTGAGGTCTGCGCTATTAGATACAGTGACGTAAACATGCTATATAAGCATATCCACGTATCTGGCACCGTCATTGAAGAGTCTTACAGAAAGCCATATAGACGAGAATCTACTAAGGGTAAGAGATCAAGAAACATTGCCATCACCGATTTAGACATCAGTTTTATCAGTGACTACATGAAGCTTCAGAAAGCTCATATTGCCTTTGTAGAGTCTTCTACACCGTTAATCAGTCTTGATGGCTCATACATGCGTCCAACGAGTGTCTCGAGGTCCTTTACACGTATGAGACGCACTCTCCAGCTACCTCAAGGCATTACCTTCCACTCACTCAGACATACTCACGCGTCTTGGTGTTTGGCAAGTGGCGTTGACTTAAAGACTCTTTCAGAGCGTCTTGGCCATGCTGACCCAGCAACGACATTGAGAATCTATTCTCATTTGCTTCCTGGACGTGACAGGGGAGCGGCAGAAGCGTTTGGAGATGCTCTTAGGACCATTGAACAAAGAGAACTCTAATCGTTCATTGCCTTAAATGCTTGTTGCAATTTGTTGCAATCAGCAATTTTTATTCAAGTTGATTTCTACAAAAAACGTTCATTCAACTTGGAAATTCTTTTTATCCCTTAGTTAGTGCTAGATAAGAAGTAATTATCAGACAATCAAAGAAAGGCAGATATTTAGTATGGCTATTAGTAAAGTTACAAAGGATCTGCGTAGGCTTCTCGATGCTCAAAATATTCCTTGGGAAGACCACTCTGGATTTAGTACTGAGCGGACTTGGATTCCTTTAGACGATGGGTCAATACTTTGTTGCTTGTGTTCGTACTATATAACGCCAAGTGGCATTGAGCATGGTGTCACAAGAGGATTTCCGTTAAAGCTTGAGGTCTCTATTATTTATTCAACAGATGATTACACGTTTAAGACGCCTAGAACGCCTGAAGAGATTCTGGAGGTGCTCGGTAGACGTGAAGAGAAGTAAGTATTGTCAAGAACTCTGTGACGCTTTAGAGCGCTATGGTAAGACCTGGACTGACAGAAGTAATGCTTGTGTCGAGCACATCTACTTTAAGTCTCGTGGTAACTGGGTTTCAGTTTTATATGGAGATGATATTAGAGGCTTTCCGCATAAGTTTCTAGTTTGGGAAATGTCTAATTACTCGTATTTACCTCGTGTTATGGATGTAGAAAAAATAATCGATAAGTACTTTTAGGAGTTCAATATGTCAATTAACCATGTTAATATCTCTGGAAACCTTACAAGAGACCCGGAGCTCCGCTCTACAGCAGGAGGAACAAATATCCTCTCGTTTGGCGTTGCTGTTAATGACCGCCGCAAGAATCCGCAGACGGGCAAATGGGAGAATGTTCCTAATTTTATTGACTGCATTGTCTTTGGTCAACGTGCTGAAGCTCTCTCACGCTTTATTTCTAAGGGTGCAAAGGTCTCTATTGACGGCAAACTGCATTACAGTTCCTGGGAAACAAAGGACGGCCAGCATCGTAGCAAACTAGAGGTTGTTGTAGGGGAGATTGAATTTCTATCCAAGACTCAAACAACAGCTGCCACAGCGCAGAGCCAGCCTTCATTCACGGCACCACAGGCACCGGAAGAAGAGTTTTACGATTCTGACATCCCGTTCTAAAGACTAATTAAATTATTTATTAGTTAGGTAGAGCCTTCGCAAAGGGGTCTTGGAGTCATCTGAGACCCCTAAATTAAGAAAACTAGGCTAAAAATTATGTAGATTTTGTTGGTAGCGCTCAATAAATTCCGTTACGCTCAATACGCTCATTATGAGATTTTTGATGTGCTATACTTGCTTCGCTTTTCTATCGAAAAACGTAACGGTATAGCAAGCAAGCAGCTTGCGAATTGCACGCAAAGCAATTTCGCAAAGCGGCGGAGAAAGGCTCGCAAGCGTACCGGTTGCGCACCCTCCTATAAAAAATTAGAGATTATTCCGCTCAACAATACAATAATGTTTATAAGTTGTAGAAAACTTGTATACATAATGTTGAAAACTCTCTATCAAGCCAGCTAAATCATATAATTTAAATAACTACTCTAACTAAACGTATCTACGTTTGGAGAATTATGGATTATAGTGGTTTGACCGCGTCAGAGTTCTTTCATGGTGTGGCAGAAGCATCAAGAGAGAATACAAGAGCATTGCAACAGATCATGAGCCTTCAAGAAACAGAAGGGGCAAAGGCACAATCATATTCAGCTGCTGGGGGTAAAGGCTCAAATCAAGATACGATGGCAAAAGTTGACAAGCGCATAGATTTAGAAGCTCTACTGTCTAAAAGAATGAATGACAATTATGACTATATCAATGATGCTTATACGCTGCTTTATGGTGTGAGTCAGCTTGGTGATGGTGGAATTTGTCAATTAATGAGCAGCTCTATTTATGCGGACTTACTTCAATGGCGTTATCTTCAGTGCCTTACTTGGAACGATGTATCCGAAAGACTTCTTACCCCTGTACGGACGCTTCAACAGCTAGAACGTGAAGCTTTTGAGACAATTGATGAGGAGAATTACATCGAAAAATTCTTGAAAAATAAATAATCTTTTTTGCCTTTTTGCTTGTATTGTATAGATAATAGTTATATACTATATACAACAAGAAAGGAGGTGAGAGATGGAAGAAAAGATATGGCAATTATTTCTCGCAATCTTCACAGCAGTAGCTACAGTCACAGTTGAAAAGATTGCAGAGAAACTAAAAAAGTCCCACCCCGACGAAGAGTAAGGACTTAAAGCCAAAGGGGATATCAGTTGCAGCTGGTATCTCCTAGGCTCTAAGATTAGCATAAAGGAGCACAAAATGGAAAACGTATTACTCATATTAGTTACTGTTGCAGTAACGCACATTCTCTACAAGACCATTCGCAAGAAGGAAAGTCGATAATGGCTACTAGTGAAGCTCAAAAGCGGGCAAGTGCTAAGTATCGCAAAAACAACGTTAAGGCGATTATGTTCAACCTTTACCCAAGCGATAAAGACTTGTTAGAGTTTCTAGAATCAAAGAAGAACCGCTCGAGCTATATCAAAGAGTTAATTCGTAAAGATATGGAGAACTCGAGAAAATAAGTTCTGCGCACTCTTGCGCACTCTTGCGCGGTGCTTTGTGATATTATGTACAGTAGCGATTTACGCAACAAAGGAACTAATAAGCGTTCTGGTTATGAGCCAGGGCGCTTTTTTGTTAGGCAGGTGAGCAAATGAGTTACAACATCAGACGCTCATATGCTAGAGATCAGTTGCGTAAGCAGATGATTGCAAGAGAAGAACCGTGTCACATTTGCGGTATGCCAATTGATTACTCGCTTCCTGCTGGTGACCCAATGAGCTTTGAGATGGACGAGGTCGTACCTGTCTCGAGATTACCTCTTGAACAAAGACGAGCTGCCGCATGTGACCCAGAGAATGTCAAAGCGGCGCACCGCATATGCAACCAGAAGCGCGGTAACCGCATGATGGACGAGCTTAAGGGTAATGCACTACCTATTGTAAGAACGCGTCTGTGGTAGGGGGTATGCCCTCCCATGGCCCCAAAAAGACGCCCCTTGGCATAGTCAGAATATAGCGAACCCTCAAATTTTCCACAGTGAAGTGAGCCTGAAAGGAGGTCTTGATGGCCAAGAAACTAGTTACTATTTGCAGAGAGGGCGGTCGGTATGACATCTATAAAGCGCTGCAGATAACTATGGCAAAGAAACTAGATGATTGTGAATCTGGCCGTGATTTTGCTGCCATTGTAAAGACATTCGTCCAGGTAGTTGATGAAGTCGACGCAATGGAAAAAGAGAAGTTACTTGCAGCTAAAAAACCGAGCCCTGCTAAACGAGCCAGAAAGACATATCTCAAAGAGGTCTCGTGATGCCAAGGCGTAAAAAACGTGTTGGAAATCAAAAACCGACCTTTGAACGCATTGGAAAATATCATCATTCTGATGCAAAAGCTTGCATAAATATGTTTTCTCATTACGGGTTTAAGCTTGATGATGCGCAAAAATACGAGCTTGAACTTTATATGGCTAAAGACGCAAAAGGTATGCCAGCGGCTGAAACTATTGGTGCAGCCAAGCCACGTCAAAATGGTAAATCGTTTGCCGCGCGACTCTACGGTATTTGGTGCGCGGCGATTTGTGGAATGGACGTTGTCTATTCCGCTCACAATGCAGATACCGTTGATGAGTTCTTTGATATGATCGTGAACCTTTTTACTGATGACGAGACGTATCCAGACTTAGCTGAACTTCTTCTTAAGGCGTATAGGCAGCCAGGCAAGCAGTACTTACTCTTTGATTGTGGGCACTACAAAAGTGGCAAACGCGCAATCGGAAGGCTAAAGTTTTCAACCCGCACGACATCAAAGGCACGCGGAGGCACACGCTCACTCATTATTATTGATGAGGCACAGGAGCTTACAGACGCTCAGCTGAATGCTATTTTGCCAACAGTTTCTGCATCTAAAGATGGTTCTCCGCAAGTCATATATATCGGAACACCGCCAGACCCAACCTGCAGAGGAACGGTATTCAAACGAATGCACGATACAGCTCATTCCGATAGTCCTGGCGAGGCTTGGTGGCTTGAATGGGCCGCAAAATCGGTTCCGAGAGAGGGTACCAGCGATGAAGAAGCACTCGACCTTGCTTATGAGACTAATCCGGCTCTCGGCTCTCGTATCACAGAAAGAGCAGTGCTCAACGAATGGCATCAGATGACAAAAGATGGATTTGCTCGTGAGCGTCTCGGCTGGTGGTCAACGCTCGATACTTCAGTTGAGTATATCGTTAATGCAAATGACTGGAATGAGTGCATAACAGAAGAGCCTTATGACGATGGGCTTCTGGCTTTTGGAATTAAGTACTCCCTTGATGGAAAGAAAGTAGCAATTTCAGCAGCTCTAACTCAGCAAGATAACCCAACAGCTTATGTTGAGCTCGTGGATATCGCAGACGCATATGGTGCTGGTCAAAACCTCGCTCAATGGATCAAGGAACGCGAGAGTCGCATTGCATGCGTTGTTATTGATGGCCGTTCTGGCGCAACTCAGCTGGCTGAACGCTTGCAGGAGCTACGTTTTCCAAAACGGGGCATTGTTCTTTGCGATACAAAACAGGCTGTAGCGGCAGCTTCAAGATTTGTTGATGAAGTTGGAGCACACAGTATATGCCACGTCCCCTCTCCAGCACTGGACGAGTCTGTTACAGGCTCGTCCAGGCGTGCAATTGGAAATAACGGTGGCTTTGGATTTGGAGATTCTCCAAAAGCAACGTGTACCGCTGCTGAATCTGCGGCACTTGCACTTTATGGCGTTAGGACCACTAAACGAAACCCAGCTAGAAAGCAGGTAGTCTGGTGACAATTGGAATTATTCCTGTTGCAATTGCAACAGCGGCTGGACTGAGAAAAGAAGATAGGCAGACAGTTTTAAATCTCTGTGCAGTTTACTCAAAGACCCTTGCTCGTAATCGCTTGCGTGATGGTTACTATCTCATGCATATAAAGCCTCAGCAGCTCGGCATTTCGGTGCCTGATGGCCTAAGGAATCTTGAGCAGGCTATTTCATGGCCAGCAAAGGCTGTAGATGCTCTTGCTGACCGCTCTCAGTTCGATGGTTTTACTTGCACGGATGAGGATACTGCTAAGGAATTACAGGCTATTGTTCGTGAAAACGCCCTCAAGAGACGCTATCGTAAAGCCGTTAAAGGTCAACTTAGAAATTCCTGTGCGTTTCTTACTGTTACAGCTGGAGACGTTGATGCGGGTGAACCTGCGGTTATCATTTCTGCATATTCTGCAGTATCAGCCGCTGCTCTCTGGGATGAACGTTTACACCGCATTCAGGCTGGCATTGTTGTAGTTGATCGTGACAATCGACCAAACCACAGAAACGCTCCAACGTGGATTAATGTCTTTACCGATACCGACATTATCCGCATTCGAAGACCACTCGACTCGACTCGCTGGGTTGCTGAATATATTCCGCATGGAATGGGTCGTTGTCTTATGGAGCCTTTGGTCTACGAGGCAACACTTGACCGCCCGTTTGGTAAGTCGCGCATCACTCGAGCTGTTATGGATCTGACTGATGATGCAATGCGCTCAAGTGTACGCGCTGAAGTCGCTGCTGAGTTTATGACGGCACCTCAAAAGTACCTTGTTGGTGCTGACCCGGATGCTCTCAACAAGCTTTCAAAATGGGATGCATATATCGGTTCAATCTTTGCGGTTTCGAAAGACGCCGACGGCGATACCCCAACGTTTGGACAGCTGCAGCAGGGTTCAATGCAGCCGCACATCGATTACATGCGCTCGCTTGCAGCTCGTTTTTCTGCCGAGACCAATGTTCCAATCTCAGAGCTCGGAATTGTATCTGATAACCCAAGTTCAGCAGAAGCAATCTACGCTGCAAAAGAGCCTTTGGTTGTTGATGCTCAAAACCTCAACGCTGATAACGGTGAAGCTCTTCGAGATATTGCTCTTATGGCGTTGGCAGTTAAGAGAAACATATCATTTGCCGAGGTGCTTACAACAGAACCTAATATCACGGCTAAATGGCGCAATCCTGCGATGCCGTCAATTGTTTCCCAGGCTGATTCCATGCTCAAGATTGCTCAGGCTGTTCCGTGGATTGTCAATTCTGAGATTCTTCTTGAGGAACTTGGCTTTACAGATGACCAAGTTCAAAGGCTTGAAAGTGACAGAGAAAGAGCGTCAGCACAAGAGCTTCTTAGGGCACGCTTTGCGGCTAAGGCCACAAAGACCCCAGCTGATAATCAAGACTTGCTGGACGGTGTAATTGATGAGGGTAAACAAGGATAGACTTACTCGATACAGAAAAGAGCTCGATTCAGCCGCAGACGATGCGGCTGAATTTATGTCTGACTATTATGATGCGCTCAGAACTGCTAATCCCAGCTCTTCAGTGGCAGAGCTCCGCAACATGGCTATTAAGTCAATCAAACAAGCTCTCAACGCCTTTTCTCCTCAAGCAGGAGAGCTTGCGGGAGAGTTGTTTGATGAGATAGTAAAAGCAGAAGGCGTTAAGGCAAGGTTTCGTTATCAGCAGACTATTGAGCATGGTTTAGTTGAGAAAAAAGTTCATTACCTTGCAAAAGACTTAGTCGACGGGGACAATCAAAAGTTTATCGACGCATGTACTGCACTTACTCGCTTCTATGTTAAGCGTGAAGCGAATATCAATATGCATAGAAGCGCGCTTAGGTCAAAGATTTGGTGGGCGAGAGTTCCATCTGGTGCGGAAACCTGTGGTTTTTGTTTTATGCTTTCAACACGTGGTTTTGATTATGAATCTGAGTTTAGCGCAGGCGGAGCTGGACATAAGTTTCACCTACATTGCGATTGCATAATCGTTCCAGGCACAAAGAAAACAATCATTGAAGGATATGATCCTGATAAGATGTATGCCCGCTGGGTTGAGTGCGCTAACACAATTGGTCTTGAGCCTGTATGGGAAAACCGCTCGGCAATTATTGCTGAATGTGAGACAAGAGATTTTAAGTGGCTTTACACTGGCACTCCGCCTGAAGTGACTTATGAAACACCGAAAATCAAGCATTCAGTAACAATAGATAATCCGTGGGAAGATAGAACGGCTCATAGGCTTGCAACCGTAGGCATTGAACCACATTTTCAGATTGACTACGACTGGGTTATTACAGATGGCATAAAGCGTAAAGTTGGACTACCCGATTTTGAAAACGGCGTTGAGATAAAGACTCCTCAAGACTCTGAAAATGCCTTTGGAGCAGTAAAAAACTATGTTCTAAAGACTAATGAAAGAAAAAAGGGGGTTATAAGGATGGTGATAGATAACTCTGAATCTAAGTTTAGTGACGCAGATCTTATCAAAGCAATACAAGATGTTACGAATGAATTCGGTGCGAATTATACGATTGCTTGTTTTACAAAAACAGGGAAATTAGTAAATGTGCACAAATAAAAGAGCGAGTGCAAATTCGCGCAGTTGTACGCGGGCTGCTCGCTCTTTGCATTAATTATACCCAATTTCGTTAATTTATGCCACTTAAAGAATCTATGTGATTTGGGATACTAGTAGATAAGACATATTAAAAAATGCACCCACTCTCGCAGATGCATTTCATTCACCAACAAACCCGACTCAGTCCAGCCGTTGGCTCGTCCTTTAACTAGTAAGTGTATCTATTTTCGTTGATTTAAGCCACTGAAAAGTGGCTTTTTTCATATACGCAACCGTTGCGGAAAAGCGGTACCTACCTCGTAGCAAGGGTAATGCTACTCGTAAACGTCCGAGCGGACGGAACCTGTTGAAAGGAAAGAAATGGATTTGAAGGAACCTGTAACCACTCAAGAGCAGCTCGACAAGATCGTGAGAGACAGGCTGGAAAGAGAGCGTGAAAAAGTACGCTCTGAGTTCTCTGATTATGATGACTTGAAAGCCAAGGCTGAAAAGCTTGACGAACTCGAAAAGAGTGGCTCCGAGGAGCTGAAAAAGGCACTCGCTGAGGTTGACAACCTTAAAGGTGAACTGCAGACACGTGATGAGAACGCTAAATTGCAGCAGATGCGCAAGCAAGTCGCTAAAGACACAGGGGTACCAGAGGACCTCATTCAGGGCGCAGATGAAAAGAGCATGAAGACGTTTGCAGAAGCCGTAGCGGCGTTCGCCAAAAAGCCTTCTGCTCCAATCATTCCAGAATCAGGTATTTCTACACAGGCTGGAGAGACTCCAGCGCAAAAATTTGGTCAATTCATGGCCGAAACATTCAACTAATTGAAAGGATTTAAGTATGGCAACCGGTATTTTGACAACTTCTGCAACACTTCCAAAAGACCTCTCTGACGAGATCTTTGCAAACGTCCAAGACCAGTCTGCAATTATGCAGCTTGCAACTCCAATTGAGCTTCCTGGCCGCGGCATGACTATCCCAGTTGTAACTGGTGACCCAGAGGCTTCTTTTACCGCTGAGGGTGAAGAGGCTAAGGTATCTAATACCTCTCTTGGCGTTAAGGAAATGAAGCCTTATAAGCTCACTGTTATTGAGCTCTTCTCCAATGAGTTCAAAGATAACTATGAGGCCATCTTTGCCGAGCTTCAGAATCGTCTTCCAGGAGCCATTGGCCGCAAGGTTGACTCTACCATTATGTATGGCACTGCACCTGGCACTGGCTTTGACACCCTTGCAGACGCTGAGTCTGTAGACCTTTCTGTTAAGCCTTATGACGGCTTTGTTGACGCACTCGAGAAGGTCTCTAACGCTAACGGTGACCTTAACGGTTGGGTACTTTCTCCAAAGGCACGCACTCTGCTTCTTAAGGCTAAGGACAGCCAGCAGCGTCCACTCTTTATCACCAACCCATCTGTTGAGGGTAAGGATGGCGGCTCTTCTGTTCTTGCTATTCCATCTCTCTTCTCTCGTGCAGCTTATCAGGCAAAGGTTGCCTCTAAGACCCCTGAGCTTGTTGGTGTCGGTGGTGACTGGACTGGTGCTCGCTTTGGTCTCGTTAAGGACATCACTGTCTCTATGGCAGACCAGGCAACCATCAATGCTGGAGGCACTGCAATGAACCTCTATCAGCGTGATATGTTTGCTCTTAAGTGCACCTTTATGTTTGGCTTTGTCGCACGTGATAAGGCACAGTTTGTCCGCCTTGCAAACGGTACTGCCGCTTAATAGGAGGCTTATATGGCAGAGACAAGAAGCTTTGCCACAAAGGCCGACTATGAGAAACGTTATGGGTCTGGTGCTCCAGAGAGGGTTGAGGTGCTTTTGCAAGATGCCTCAGCCCTCTTGCGCTCTAATTTCATTGCATATCATCAAACGGCTTACAAAGAAGGCTTGAACCTTCGATTTGATGAAAATGCTTGCGCTGTTACTTGTGCGATTGTTGCTCGTGCTGTGAATGTTCCTGCTGGTTTTGAGGGTGCTTCTCAGTACAGTCAGCATGCCGGCCCTTATGAGTCGACATTGACTTTTGCAAATCCAACAGCTGATTTGTATGTAACGCGCTCTGAGCGCACTCGACTCGGCTTGAGTGGTATCAGAATTGGCTCAATTCAGCCGATGTGTAAGCAAGACCACGAGGTGAATGATGGCAGTCATTAGAGGTGTTCAGATAGAAGTGGTTAGAGTAACTACTGTCTTAGACGATCATGGCAACGAGACCTCTGGAATAGAGTCTTATGAGCTTGTTGACAATGTCTTACCAGCTCCAGTTGCGACATCTGATTTGTCTGCGGTGCGCCCAAACGGTGACCGCATAGACATGGTGTTCCACTTTCCAAAGGCTTATAAGCGAAGCCTAAGGGGAACTTTTATTGAGTTTGATGGAGTGAGGTTTGCGGTTGTTGGTGACCCACAGCCCTATCTTGATAGTCTAACGCCGCTCGATTGGGACAGGGAAGTTGAGGCGGTGGTTGTCGATGGGTAATGATTTTATAGTCACGGGTCTCAAGCCAGACTTGGCTGGTATCCGCGAGGTACTTCATACCGCTCCTGTAGCTGATATGTGCCGTGAAGCGGCTCAGATTTGTGCGGCAAAATGTAATTCTTTACTGCCAGAAAAATACCTCAAACATGGTGCTCGATTTGACGCTAAATGGGTTAATCGAGAGTACACCGCAGCTGGCCTTGTGTACTGCTCTGGAGCGGAGAACGGCATATGGGCTGGACGTGCTAACGCAAAGCTTAATATTCTTAAGAAGGGATGTAGAGGATGAGCTATGACATTCTTTCAGACATTACTAAGTATATGAGTCAAAAGCTCAATATTCCTGCTTCAACACGAGTTCCCGCCCGCGAACCAAAAGAGTTTATTACCGTTACGCGAACCGGGGGAAGCTCTACGATTGGCTGGGATACGGCTAATCTTGCAGTGCAGGCTTGGAGTACCACGGATGCCGCTGCATATAAGCTGGCCTTGGCAATGAGACTTCTTTTGCTTGAGTGCTGGCAAGAGCTTGACAAGGTTATCAAGGTTGAAGTTCAAAGTATTTACGACTTCCCAGACCCGGATTCAAAGAAATATCGATATCAATTAGATGTGTATATCACTACACGTCTGTAAGGAGTAATCATGGCTGATGCTATTTACAATGCAAATTACGTCGGAGCAGCAAAGGGCCGTCCTGGCGGATATGCCGCAGTCGTTGACCCAAGCGTTGACATTAAGACGCTTCTTGATGTTAAGAAGACCATCAAGGATCTGATGACTGCAAACCCCGGCAAGATTAAGTCACTTGGATATATCTCTGAGGATGGCGTTGAGTTTTCTGTTGATCTCTCTGCAGAGGATAAGAACGACTGGGGAGGAAACGCTATTAGTTCCTCAATTTCTAAGTACTCAGAGTCTGCAAAGGTGTCCTTCCTTGAGTCCGCTGAGACTATTTTGAAGGTCATTTATGGAGACGATAACGTCAAGGTTGAGACAGACGGCTCTATTACTGTTCGACACAACCCACGCTTTACTGCACCTCGTATCTATATTTTTGACGCTGTTATTAATGAGACTACGGTCAAGCGTTCCATTATTCCTGTTGGACGCATTTTTGAGCGCGATACCGTAAAGCAGAACAGCTCTGACTTCCTTGGCTATACACCAACCATTAAGTGTATGCCAGCCGAGGTCTTTGACGGTGATACTTACCGTGATGTCTTCTACGACACCACAAAAGCGAGTGCGACTCCTGGCGTTGTACATTAATTAAGTTTTGAGAGGACTCAATATGGATATTTCCAACATGTCAGCGGAGCAGCTTCGAGAGCTCGCAGCGGAGAAAGAAAATTTACGTGCAAAGTTGGAGCATGATTATCTTGACTTCGTACAGGATAAGCCAAAGCACGCTCCATATGAGCGCATAATTGAATTCGAGGGTGAAGAGTATGTCGTTGACATGCGCAGAATTAAGTCTCGTGAGTTTATGCGTCGCATGGCTCGTGTTAGCGATGCTGAGCAAAATAGCCCAGAAGCACTTTCTCCTGTACTTGCTCTCTACGACTTTGTCTTTAGCGGCAATGTTGACAATCATGTTGTGGAAGTCGTAACTGCTAAACTCGGATATGACGACGCTGAAGAAATCATGCGCATTGAGTCCGCTCTTCTGGAAAAACTTGACGCAAAAAACTAATTCCGCTTGCTCCAATTCTGTGTGATGACACTAAAAGGGGCAAGCTGGAAGCAGACTTTCAGCAGTATTACCAAGTAAAGCTACAGACGCTCATTGACTCTTGTGAGTTTGAGCGTCTGTTTTATTTGATGATAAACCTCCCTCATGGTTCTAGAACAGTATGCTCTGTTGACCCAAGAAATGATTGGTCCAATAGTGACTATTTGCTTGCACTAGCGGTCGACAACCTTTCGTATCTTCGATATGAACAAGCCGGAGGTAAAGGCAGAAAGCCTGACGCGGTCAAGCGTCCAGAACTGAAACAAGAACAAAGTAAAAAGAAGCTTCTTAACGTGTCACAGGACCGCGTTGAGGAGCTTCTTTTTAGAGAACGCTAGGAGGTGAATAGTGGCTGGAACAGTAGTAAGAGGTTCCGTCCTTCTTACTCCTAAATTCGACAATCTTGGTGCTAATGTTAAGCGAGCACTGGGAAGTGGATATAAATCGGCAGTGTCTGTCCACACGAATGCTGGACGACAGGCTGCTCAAAACTATGCAAGCGGCTTTGGTGGCGCAACCGGTGCAATTATGGGAATTGTGTCGAGCGTTACATCTCGCGCCTTAGATGCTATTTCTGGCTCAATTGCCTCTGCTGTTAACCGTGTCGATACGATTGCAAACTTCCCTAAGATTATGCAGTCTGTTGGATATTCTGCAGACGACGCGCGTGCGACTATTGAACGGCTTTCAGCTGGTATCGATGGTCTTCCGACATCGCTTGACGCTATTGTTGGCTCAGTGCAGAAGATTGCGCCTGTGTCTGGTTCACTTGCCACAGCAACAGATGTTGCCCTGGCATTTAATAACGCACTTTTGGCAGGCGGCAAGAGTCAAGAGGTAATGAATTCTGCTTTTGAGCAGTATTCACAGATGCTTTCAACTGGCAGAGTTGATATGCAGTCATGGAAGATTCTTGCTCAAGCTATGCCAGGACAGCTGAACCAGATTGCTAAAGCCCTACTCGGAGCTAATGCAAACCAAGCAGACCTTTATAAGGCCATGCAAAGCGGCGCAATTACATTTGACCAATTCAACAACGCAATTGTAAGCCTCAATAATGAAGGTCTTCCTGGCTATGCTTCATTTGCAGAGCAGGCACGTATCTCAACGGAGTCAATTGGTACCGCATGGACCAATGTTCAGAACCGCATTAATAAGGCTGTTGCTAAGATTATTGATCATATTGGCCAAGCTAATATTGCAGGTGCAATCAACGATTTCTCTAGCAGCTTTTCTGGTATAGCCGACACAGTTATCACGTATCTTGACCCTGTTATTTCCACTGTTGGTTCCTTCATGGATCAGCTTCAAAATAACGGAGCAATCACATCATTTGGTGACGCTTTAAATGCGCTAAAAGACGTATTTGATGGCACTATAGGGCTTATTGGTGACCTTATAACAACGTTTACTGGTCTCGATAGCTCAGAAGATGCTTCCCGCAGTGCAGCAGATTTGCTTAAATCTGCCGTTGATGGTGTTAAATCTGCCATAGAGCTTGCTCGTGACGCTGTCCAAGGCTTGAGAGACAACCTCACAGTTGTTGCGCCCGTCATTGTCGCTGTAGCGACCGCTCTGATTGCATACGAGACTATTAAGGCTGTGCGCTCGATAGCTGACGACTTCGGACTTCTAAAAAGCGCCGCTTCTTTGGCTTTTGACGCTATCAAAGGTGGAGAGGGCGTTCTATCAACGCTTTCTGTTTTTGGAGAGCTTGTTGGTGAGGGTGGAGCGCTCGCGAGTGTCTTTGGAACGATTTCAACGGCAATTAGTGGCGTTGGAACGAGTCTTTTGGCACTCGTAGGATCTATCCCTGTTATCGGTTGGATTGCAGTTGCGGTAGTTGCTCTTGGAGCTGTCTTTACATGGCTCTGGAACACTAATGAAGATTTTAGAAATGCTGTAATTGGTATTTGGGATTCTATTTGCTCAGCCATTAGTGGTGCAGTAGATTCCATAGTTGGTTTCTTTACAACAACATTGCCAACAGCTTTCACTCAATTTGTCCAATTTGTTCAAGGGATTCCCGCGGCGGTAGGACAATTCATTCAAGAGCTACCAACAATGGTCCTTTACGCGCTTACTTTTGCAGTTGTATTTCTGTTTGGGCTAGGCGCTCAACTCGCTCAACTAGCGGTACAGATTGGCACTGAGTTTGTCCAGAACGTCGTTAACTTCTTTACTGTTGACCTGCCAGCAGCTTTCGCTCAGTTTGTCTTATTTGTGGCAACCATCCCAGACCAAGTTCAGTCTGCCCTTGCTACGCTTCTGGCAAATATTGCTCTCTGGGCAGTCGACATGGCGGCAAAAGCATCAGAGGCCGCCGATGGTTTTCTCCGTGGAGTTACAGATGGCCTAAATGCAGCGGTTGATTTTGTGAAGAGCATTCCAGATAAGATTAAAAGTTTCTTTTCTAATGCGGGCGACTGGCTTGTTAATTCTGGTAAAGCTCTCCTAGACGGCTTTGCTAAAGGTATTAGAGACGCAGTAAGTACAGTAACAAGTGCAGCATCAAACGCCCTCGGCGCGGTTCGTAAGTTATTCCCATTCTCGCCTGCAAAGAAGGGACCATTCTCAGGTCATGGCTACACGACGTATTCTGGCCGTGCCCTCATGAGAGACTTTGCAAGAGGGATTAAGGGAAGTTCTGCACTTGCTGAAACAGAGGCCATGAGTGCTCTATCAAGTGTACATGACGTCTTTAGTAATGCCCGTCCTCTGAGCTTCTCAGCAGTTGCTGACGCTAATGCAAATGGTATTTATCGTGCAGCTTTCGAGCTTGACTCAAGGCAGCAACGTGCAAACGCAACCACGCTCGCAGATATCTATGATTTCATGCGTAACGGTGAGCTCGGACAGGTTATTGATGAGAACTCTAACAATATTGGAGACCGTGATTTCGCTCGTGCGGTTCAAAAGGCGGTGAGAACGAATGCGTAAGCTCAAGTACGTTTCTTCCCGCGGTAACACCTTTGAACTTGATGTGCCAGAAGCCTCAATTGGTACTGGCACATCTCTTAGAGGTTACAAGCCTGGATACACGCTAGGAGCGCGTTCTATTTCTGGCATTTCCTCTAATGCTCAAGAAGTCACGTTAGATCTCTTCATTGAGGGCTCTGAACTTGCAGAGTCAATGTCCAAGGAATTTGAATTTGATTTCAATAATCAAAAGCCAGGAGCACTCGTCTATAACAATGAGTGGTCACAAGATGTATATGTGTCTAAGAGCGAGGTTCAATCGGTCTTTCATGATCAGGCTACAGTTGCTCTTACAGTTATTTTGTTAGAAGGGTCATGGCACAAAAGCCACATTAAAAGCTTTAGCGTGACTCACGATGATGTACAGAGTGATTGGCTTAATTTACCGACCAATGCTCCATACAACCTTGGTATTACGAGACCGCCAAACCAGCTTGAAGTTCGCTCATCTTCAGAATGTCCAGTAAAGTTCACCATTTACGGGACAGCTCTCCAGCCACGAATTGTGATTGGTGATAACACTTACTCATTTTTAGTGACGGTCCCAAGTGGAGGTCGTCTTGTTGTAGATGGCACTCGTACTCGCAAGACAATCACACTTGTTACTGAACTTGGGGACGTGTCCGACCGCTTCGATGTTGGTAGCCGTGGCAGCGGAAAGGGCAGTGGCAACTATTGCTTTGAACCACTGAAACAAGGCTTTCAGAGCGTCTCATGGGACGGCACATTTGGCTTTGATGTTGAATGGTGGGAAACAAGAGGAGGTCTTCCATGGACATCTTAACGGTGTCAAAGGCTGACGGTGAAGATATTGCCGGCACAGAGGACTATGTGCTCGACCTTTCTTTTGGTGATACGGGAAATACTTTTGAAGTATTTGCCCCGTCGATTCCAATCAAAGATGGATATCTAGTATCTATCGATGGTACAGAATACGGCGGCATTATAGACACGGCTTCAGACTCGCTTGACGGCGGTGTGTCTACGACTACATGGAGCGGGCGTACCTGGCACGGTATGCTCGCTTCAAAAATCTTGGTCCCGAGTACTGATTACATCAATATCTCGGATAAGGCTCAAACGGCTATCGAGAGCATTGTTACTGCAGCAGATCTTGCAACAGTATTTGAGGCTAAACCGGGGCAGTCTGAGACAATTATTAAGTGCCAGCTACCTCGTTTTTGCGATGCTTATACAGCATTAAGACACATTGCAAATGCGGCGGGCTCACGTCTTAGAATTCAACGTGCTGATGGTAAGACACTTATTTGGCTAGAGCCTCTCACGGATAACAGACTTGATTCTGACGCCCTGGATTACAAGTCTAAGACGTCATATCATCCTGTAAATCACTTAATCTGCGCTGGTAAAGGTGAGCTTGCAAGTCGTACAGTTATTCACCTCTACGCAGACCGTGCAGGACGCATTTCAAAGACGCAAAGTTTGTTTGGCCAAGATGCAGTGGAAATGCTCTATGACTACAACAATATCGAGGATGCGGAGCTTGAAAAAGAGGGAACAAAGAAGCTCAAAGAGCTTCAAGCTCAGTCTTCTGTAGACGTTACAGTCCATGACGGTTTGAATCTATACATCGATGATGTTGTTGTAGCTGAAAATCAAGACACAGGAAGACGGACTCAAGCGACTATTGGCAAGAAGATAGTAAAAGTCGCAAGCGGAGTAATGAGTGTAAGTTATGAAGTGACTTCACCAAACCAGACTCGAGGCTCACATGGCGTGTCATTTGAGTCTTCTGGAGCGTCTCAAGGTGCTGGAACTACATATGTAGCCGGCACTGGCATTCGTATTGTCGGCAATCGTATCTCAGCGGTTATGTCGGATGAGAAAGTCGCTGATATTGAGACTCATATTGCTGCCGCACAGTCGGCTGCAGTTGCCGCTCAAGGTCAAGCGCATGAGGCAAAAGACATTGGCAATAACGCGTTAGTTTCAGCAAACTCAAGCGTTAAAAATGTATCCTCAACAGGGCCGCTTGCAGTTTCCCAGACGGGTTCCAACGTCACTTTAAGCCTTCAAAGTTCTGGTGCAGAGGCTGGTTCATACGGCCTTTCAGAATCAATTGTGGCTGGGAATAATGCCAATTTTGCAATTCCGCGTCTTACGGTTGACGAATTCGGACGTATTACTTCAATTGCTCAATCAATGGTGACTCTTCAAATTAGTGGGGGAGCCAACCAAGGCGGAGGCTTCCTGGCTGCTCATCCAATCGGTTCAATCTATGAAACAACTAAATCATTTAATCCATCGAGCCTCGGCGGTACATGGAAACGCCTGCCGTCACTTGACGGTTTTAAGTGGGAAAGGACGGCGTAATGGCTAAAGAACAAGGCTCCAGATATACATGTGACAGATGCGGTAAGTCCGAGTTTGTTACTCCAAGCAATACATACTCGCTCGCTCAATGGCATGACATTAAGCGTCAGTCACAGCGAGGAGAGGAGAATCGCACTTATTGCGAGAGCTGCTACAAAGCATATCTAGAGCTTCTTGCAAAACATGATGCTTCATTCAAAGAGTTTGAAAGCAAGGTGAATTAATATGGCGGTTACATGCGTCGATGGACAGGGTCAGGCACCTCACATTACCGGTGCTGATAAAGGACGTTTGCACGCTGGTATTTTTGGCGAAAAGAGCGTCGTTCTTGCGGTTGGTAAGCGTCTGGCGGCTACGCAAGAGAGTGCCAATCGAGTCACTATTGCAACCGGCGACGCCTCTCTTCATGGCAGACAAGTAAGTGTAACCGCACCGGAGCAGGTCACAATCACGTCTGGAACTCAAGGACAGAATCGTAACGACTTTATCTGCCTTAAATATGAGCGTAACGCGCAGGGAATTGAGTCGGCAAAGCTTGAGGTTCTACGTGGTGTACCTACATCTGGCAAAGCTGAGGACCCATTAGTACCAGCGGGTAACGTCTTAAATGGTGACGCTCAAGACTATTTCCCGCTCTATCGTGTAAAGCTTAATGGCGTTGTTGCGTCTAAGCCAGAGCAGCTTTTTATGTTTGCGAATACGCTCTATCAAGATGATAACGGCGATTTTGAGACGGTGATTTTGCAAGATCAGGGAAGTTATAAGAATTACTGGCATATATATCGTACAGGTGATTCTGTAACTATCAAGGTAAGAGGATGGCTCGCAAATAATGTCTCTTACGATGCAGTTAGATGCCCCTTCACTCTTCCAGAAGGCGCAAGACCGCCTCTAGTAGATCATGAAAAGTATGGCTCAGCTTCAGACGGTAATGAGTCAATCGTATATATGCCTGGTATTTGTCCTGGACATGCAGATGTGCTTACGGCTATCTCAGCGAGACCTGACGGCAACATTTACCTTCAAGACCAAGGCGGAAAAGTCTCTAACGCATGGCGTTATGGATCCCTCACATTTACGGTAAGGCACTAGGAGGTGAGTTCATGAACCCATTAACGTTTGAACAAATTGTCGCCGCGGTGTCGTTTCTTGGAATGGTGTTGACACTAATCAACGGCGCCAAGGCGATGAACCGTGCTAGTCAAGAAGACGCAATGCGCTTGGTACGCATCGAAGAAGGCGTGAAGCAGCTCAAGAGTGACTTAGACGATACACAGAAAGCCTTCACGGCGTACATGGCACGCACTGACGAGACGATTACTAATATTCGCGACACCCTATCTATTCATGATACCCGCCTTGCTGTGGTTGAGGATGTGACCCGTACACAGGCGGGGAGACTGGAGCGTCTGGAACAGGCGCATACCCACTAGGTAATTACTGGAAACTGAAAATTGTTTAAGGAGTAAGCATGATTAACTTAACTGTTCGTGCACGTAACAAAGCATTTTGGCTGGCTCTTATCCCTGCCGTACTTCTACTTATCCAGGTATGCGCAGTGCCATTTGGTTACACCTGGGACTTTGCAAATCTGGGACAGCAACTCACCGCAATTGTAAACGCTGCTTTTGCCGTGCTTTCTATTCTTGGCGTTGTTACTGACCCAACAACCAAAGGCTTTGGCGATTCAGAGCGTGCAATGACATACACCAAGCCTAGTGTAAGCCCTTTGGACGCGGAGGCACACTAATGGCAGACTTTTCGGGCGAGATTACCGCTGACATATGGGCACCTACGACCTCATACGCTTCAGGACGTGGAGGTCATAAGGTCGAGTACATCGCTGTACATCACGAAGCTTCTGTGGGCTCTTCCCCTTACAGCATTGCTGCAATGTGGTCAGCTAATGGTGAAGTCAGTGCGCATTATTCAGTAGACAACGAGGGAGCAATCGCGCAGCACGTCTACGAGAGTGATACGGCTTACGCAGTCGGTCGCTGGGAAGAAAACCAGCGCAGCATCTCCATCGAGCACGCTAACGACCACGCGGCCCCCTGGACAGTATCAGAGACCACGCAGGAGAGCGGTGCACATCTTGTGGCTGCGTTGCTTATCAAGTACGGACTCGGATATCCACGCTGGGGCGGTAACGTTCGACCACACAAACAGATTGTGGCAACCGCTTGCCCCGGTGAGCTTGCAGACTCTCAGAATGCGCACTTTATGGAGCGCGTATGCTACTGGTATGAAGTTATGACTGGTACACGCTCAAGCTCTGAGGCTGGCTGGCACACAGACGGCAAGGGTTCCTGGTGGTATCAGACAGGCGAGTCATCAAGCGAGTATGCCGTCGGTTGGTATCGTGTAGGCATGAAGTGGTACTACTTCAACGAGTCTGGCTGGATGCTCACGGGCTGGGTTCATGCCAGCTGGGACGGCTCGGAGAAATGCTGGTGGCACTTCGACGATAGTGGCGCGCTTGAAGCTGATAAGTGGCTCACATACAACGACAGCTGGTATTTGCTAGGCTCTGACGGGCGCATGGCGACTGGCTGGCAGGAGCGTGACGGCAAGCGTTATTACCTCGACGAGACAGGGCGCATGATTACTGGCTGGCTTAAGCTAGATAACGACTGGTACTATCTACGCCATGATGGCTCACGAGTTGAAGATTGCCTTTACGAAGTCGGAGCAGACAATATCTGTGCTTTCGATAAGGAAGGAAAGCTTCTCACAGGGGACATCACAGTCACAACCAATGACGATGGATACATCGCTGGAATTAAGTAATATTTACCCCTCTCGTTTTGACGAGAGGGGATTTTTTCATGAGTAAATACTCAAACTCACAATTTGCATGCCTTAAAACGCCTTACAACAAGCCGTTTAACTGGGAATTTGTAAAGGTAAATTTAGCCGCTTTTCTTCATCGATTGTTTCAATACGGTTAACAACAATGTTCCCCCTTCGATTCTCTTCTTTTGAATATATCGAGGTAAATCGCCTATCTAAATAGTTAAAACTTTTATTCGAACAGGTATTCTACTTTTACAGTAGCCATACAATTTGGAGGCAAAATGGAGGCAGCTGATAAAAATTTTAACAAAAAAGGTAGACGGCAAGCCATCTACCTGGAGTTTCTGGTGCCTCCTGCGCGATTCGAACGCGCGACCTGCGGTTTAGAAGACCGACGCTCTATCCAGCTGAGCTAA